CCCCTCCAGAACACATAGCTCTAGCGGTGTTTAAATTAGCTGAGCTTGATGTGGCTTCAATAACTGCTAATCCTCTAATAGTTCCAGTGGTAGTGTTATACCACATTTGTCCCTCAATAGAATCAGATGGATCAGATGTAACTCTTTTAATTTTCTTTCCGACTAGTTCTTTATAGGTCGACATTTATTTAGTCTCCTTAATTATTCTTCAGAAGCCAGCCTTGTGTTCCGTCGACATATACTAATGTGTTTCCAGCTCTTTCTGTAGATACGGTTAAATCATTTGTTGATCCTGCAATTTTTTCCGAACCGTTTGCGGATATTGTAAATGTGTTAGAATCAAAAGTTCCTGCGTAATCTATAAATACAACTTCAGCACCTTGAGACCCTGCCGGTAAATTCATTGTTATTGTACTACTAGTTGTATCTACAAAATATCCCTCACCAGCCACTGCTGTAAATGTAGAAGTTTTTACTGCTTGCCAAGAGGTTCCAGCTGATATTTCAGCAAAAGATAGTTGTCCAATACCCGTTGTACCTGAACCAGATACTGAATCTACTTTTAAAAATCTGTCTGCTGTTACGTTTCCAGTGGGAAATTTTAATTCGTATGATTGCCCAGAGCTATGCGGAGGTGACGTGAGTTTAATTCCGTGAGAGTTAGATTCACAGTTAAGTTGAATTGAACCTGGATTTGTTGCACCAAGAACTTCAATTAATCCTGTTCCTTTAGGTCCAACTTTTAAATTTATATTAGAGTCACCACCAGTTGCTTGAATAGATGGTGCACTTCCTGTTGCAGCGTTAGTTACGTCTAATTGGTTTACTGCAGATGAAGTTGTTTGAAATACTATTTGTTCGTTTCCATTCTCATCATTAATTCCATGTGCATCGTCAAATGCAATATTAAAATCGTTTGTATCTAGATCGCCACCTAATTGTGGTGATGTATCATCAACAACATCTCCACCTGTTTGAATCTCAATCATTTTAGGATTTGTTGTATCTGGGTTACCAGATGCAAAAATTATAGCTGTTTTCTTTTGCGTAGCTCCAAAAGTAAAACTGTCTCCAGATCCTGTAGCATATTTAAATTGAACTGTGTAAGATCCTGTACTTGAATTTTTTAATATATAAAAATTTTGAACATCATTTGGAATTGTTACCACTGCGTTACCAGATAAAGATCCAGTAAACTCTATCATTCTGTGTGCAAGAACATCTCCTGTTCCTCCATCAGTGCTCGTTAATGTAACAGTTCCACCACTTGTTAATGCTTGTTGTGTAAAACCACCAGAAATTTGTTCAATAAGTTGTAAATTTACATTTGTCTTATTACCCCAAGTTCCAGCGTTTTCACCGGTTGCTTGAAGTTCTACACCCAAAGGGGTAAATGTTGATGCCATAAATTATCTCCTATGCAGCGTCACTATAACTTGTATTTGATCCAGTTGCAACATTCGAATACGATGTATTAGAACCCGTTGAGACATCACTATATGATGTATTTGAGCCAGTGTCAATATCGCCATATGCAAAGATAAATGGCACTCCTACGCTAGAAGTTATTGATTGACCAGTCAATCCAACCTGCATATCTACAGGAGATATTGATCCTACACTAGAACTAAATGATTGACCTGTTAATCCTAGAGCCTCTTCTATTGTTAAAGATCCAACGCTAGCTGTTGCTGATTGTCCTGTTGGTTGAGCTACAGCTCCACCTAATCCAACAATAGAGCCTAAATTAAATGTTGCTGATACACCGGATATTAACGCTGTATCATTTGGTATTGTTACTGTTCCTAAACTAGATGTTATTGATCTACCTATTAAATCTGCTTCCTGTGAAGATGATCCAATTGCAGTTCCTTGAGCTGAAGTTATAGATAAACCAGATGGTAATACTGTATCGTTTGGTGCAAAAGCTGTACCTTGTGAAACTGTAAATGATTGTCCAGATAAACCAACAACCATATCTGCAACTGTTGGAGTTCCTAATACCGCTGTAATAGCACTTGAAGATAAACCTTGATGAACATCATCTACAGTTACAGAACCAATAGAGAAAGATGCTGACACTCCTTCTGTTACTACAGGATTAAATGCTTCACCTTGTGATGCTGTAAATGATTGACCTGTTAAAGTTAAAATTACATCAGGTATATCAACAGAGCCAATGCTAGATGTTATAGAAAGACCAGAAGGTTGAGCAACGGCATCTTTTAATTCGTTCCACTCATCTTCGCCCCAGGATTTTGCGCCCCAACCTGTTTTAAGAGTTGTGTCAGCGTTCCAATAAGCTTGACCCCAGCTAAACCGGCCCCATCCTGAAGATACCGACATGGTCGGCCTCCTATGCTAATCTGATTATTGCGTTACTTGCGTCTGCTGCTGGAAACTCTATTTTAAAAGTTCCATTACTTGCTGTTTTATCACCACCAAAAGCTATAATTGCTACAGCGTCTGTTGTGCCTGAACCACCATCAGTAGTTGTGTTGTAGATCATTGCACCGTTTGCAGTAAAAGATGCAGAAGTGTAAGTTACATCTGAAAAATCTGTAAATGCAGTTGTTGAAGATAAAGATACACCAGAGTTTGTTAAAGTTGCTCCACCTGCAGAATATGCAGATCCTGATGTATTTGTAATTTCTTCTGATGTTGAATAATCTGTAGTAGCTGCTCCTAAGTTTGCATCGCTATCAAATAAAGCTAATTTAAAAGTATGTCCACCTGAAGACTCAAAACTGTGTTTACCTTGTAAAAGCTCTTGTTTAAAACTTGAACATATTGCTGATGTTATTGCCATAATAATCTCCTGTTACGGTGAAGTAGAATCAATTTTAAATCTGACAGTTCCGTCAGTGTAATCATCTCTTCTTCTTCTACCAGTCTGCTCTATAGCAAACTTCTGTACTTCTTGTTTATATTTATTTTCGTATAAAGTCAACATATCTATCGGACCTTTTAAAAAGCCATATGCCTCTGATAAACAACAATATAATAAGCCATTTGGAAAGTTAAGACTAATATAATTAGTGTCATTATTTTCTAATAATGCAGGCGCAGCATTAAAATGTATTCTAAATCTATATGTTGTATTAGGTACTGGAGCCACTATTATTCTTCCAGACGTGGTATCAGATTCTCCTGTTGCTCCACCAAACATAGCATAATATTTAGGCTGTCCTTGAGCTGCTGACGTTCCGGTTACATCTTGATACTCTTGTAAATAGGTTACATCTTTTTTCTCTAGCCATCTATTAGCTCCTGTTATTTCTGATCCTGCTGTGTCATAAACTTGTATACCTCTAACAAACACACAACCTGCTGGAGCATTTATAGACTCTTGTCCAGCCGCAAAATTACCTAATTGTTGTTTTCTATCTGCATCAATTGGAACATCTCTAAATATTCTATACTGTGCATTTAAAATTATATTTTCTAAAACAGAGTCTGATAAAACATTAGAATCTGTTTCAGTGTAACTTCTAATTTGTGTTTTTAATCCTGATGCGCTTAATCCTGCCATTACTCAGAAACCCCTTTATGTTTTTCTCTTATCTTTTTTTGTTTTGCCGTTTCTCCTACAGCATCCTCATTTTCATAAACAGGAATATCTGGTTTTTTTGGATGTAATATTAATTCATGTGGGTCCATATCTTCAGGGCACTCGCATTGTTTAATATGAAATATTTTACATATCCATTTTTTAAAAAATTTTATCATGGTGTTATAGTAACTGGTCCTGCAGACACAGTTGGTCCTCCTGTTACACTTGGAGTTGCTCCTAAACTAAAAGTGTATTTATCTGTTGTTGTAACTGTTATACTAAATCCTGAAGCGTTTTCATAGGTAGAAAAATCTACACCCCCAGGATTTCCTCGTACATTTCTAAATCTTACCGTATCACCAGTAGATCTTCCATGGTTTATTTCTGTAACCGTGACTGTTCCAGATGACGCTGTTGTAGAAAAAGGATTATTACCCAACATAACGGCAACAGCTGGTTCTGTTCTACCAGGCCTGACATTTCTTAAAGATATAGAGTCACCATTCATGGGTTTTGGTTCTAGTTGTGGTTGTTTTGGTTCAAATTCAGATACATGCACAAAAGAACCATTCCACTCTCTAACCATTTCTTTGTATGGAAACTCCATACCAGATCTATCAGATATTGCTTTTGCGTATTTACCTGTTGCGTACTTTGCCATTATGCTCCTGGATAATATGCTTTTGGTGTTATATGTGTGCTAGACGCAGATCCATCTTCTGCTAAAGCTCTTGCAAACTCGTCTTCATAAACCAATTTTGTTTGTTGAATTAATTGTGGAGTATACTTCATTGATAAATAATAAGCTAATCCTGATACCATGCAAGGAACAAATCTAAAAGGAACATCAGTTGCATTAGTGTAATCACCTACATCTTGTATTCTTTTTATATAATAAATATGCATATCTTTAGATGCATTTGTAGAATCAGGTGTTGGATAAATATGTATTCTAACTTTATCTATAAAACGTTCTACCCAATATTGATTAGGTGTGCCTTTTGATAACTTGTTAGAAAAACCTGCATAAGTAGATCTATCTACTTTAGTCATAGGACTATCTGATTGTGTTGTTTGAGTTCTATT